ATCGTCGCGTCACTACTCGGCACTCTGGCCCAGAACGGCCTTGGGCTGTTATCCTCGGCTATTCAAGCAAAAGGCAAGGAAGTCGTGGAAAACGCGCTTGGCGTTAAAATCTCCGACACTCCGAACCCCGAAGAGGTAGCTAAGCTGCGGCAGCTACAATTCGACCACGAGGAGCGGTTGCTCGAACTCGGTATCGAGAAAGCCCGGTTGGAGCAGGAAGAACTCAAAGCGTTGCTGGCGGCACAGGCCAGCCAGGATAACAACGTGACCGATCGCTGGAAGTCCGACATGGCCTCAGATTCTTGGCTGTCCAAGAACATCCGCCCCGGCACGCTGATTTACATCCTGACGGCCTACCTGATCTTTGCTGGCCTGAGCGCCGCAGGCATTCAGGTCCAAGAGTCCTATGTCGCCCTGCTGGGCCAGTGGGGCATGCTGGTCATGACGGCCTATTTTGGTGGCCGCACGGTCGAGAAGGTCATGGAAATGCGCAAAGGAGGTAAGGAATGAGCCTCAGCCAAGAACAAGCCGCGTTCCTCCTCGACGCTTGCAAGCTCATTCAGCACGCCACGGAGCAGGGGTTCGTGGTCACCGGTGGGGAACTGGCTCGCACCCCGGAACAGCAAGCGATCTACGTCAAGACTGGCCGTTCCAAGACCCTAAACTCCATTCACCTCAAGCGCTGCGCGATCGATCTAAACTTCTTCAAGGACGGGCAGATCATCTGGGACAAGGGTATCCTCGCCCCTTTGGGTGTCTACTGGGAGTCTCTTAACTCCAAGAACCGGTGGGGCGGGAATTTCAAGTCACTGGTGGATTGCCCACACTTCGAAAGAAATGTAGGAGCTTGACTCTAGAACGAAATACATGTTAAAATCTGATGCACTGATCGATAGAGGATAACTATATGACTACTGCTGTAGTGATGACTTACGATAGTCTAGTGCTAGACATCCAGCAGTATCTGGAGCGTATTGACGCAGCTACGCTAGCCAAGATCCCGCTCTTCATCATGCTCTGCGAGCAAAAGCTTGCAGCCGACATCAAATTCCTCGGCAACCTCACCGTCAACGCTAGTACGATGACGATAGGGGCCAGCATTATCGACAAACCGGCCCGGTGGCGCAAGACCGTGTCCATGAATATCACCGTAGCCGGGGAGCGCCAGCCGGTGCTACTGCGCAAGTACGAGTACCTTCGTGAGTATTGGCCCAATGCCACCACCACGGAAGTTCCGAGGTATTACTGCGACTACGACTACACCCACTGGCTCGTGGCCCCCACTCCGGCGCTGGCTTACGATTTTGAGGTGCTGTACTACGAGCGTGCCCAGCCGCTGGATTCGAGTAACCAGACCAACTGGTTCACCCAATATTCACCTCAAGCCATGCTCTACGGCTCGCTCCTCCAGGCTATGCCCTATCTTAAAAATGACGCCCGACTCCCGATGTGGAAAGCCGAGTACGACGAGATCGTGCGAGTGCTTAAGGGCGAGGATCTCACCCGTATTGGTGACCGACAAGCAACGGTACTTGATTCATGAGTTACAATTCCCCCTTTACTGGTAACGTCATTCAGCCCACCGACGTTTCCTACCGCCGCATCATCCTGACCACTGACTTGCAGTTGGAGTGGCCCATCAATGGTACTACCGACGACGCCGCTGCCGCTCGCATCATGGAGGTGTCCACCGCTTCCACCGCGCACGAGCTGTGGATGCCACCGGCTAACCAAACATCCGTGGGCCAAGACGCACTGATTCGCAACGTCGGCGCTGTCGCTGTAACGGTTAAAGACTACTCCGGTGCGAACACTATTGTAACGGTCGCTGCGGGGGAAGCCCAGTACATCTACGTTATCACCAATGCTACCACCGCCGGTACTTGGGGTATTATCGCCTTTGGCATCGGTTCCTCCGGTGCGGATGCTGCAACGCTAGCTGGCTATGGTCTAGTCGCCATTGGGCAGACTCTGAATCAATCGCACCCCGTCACGACTTTTTCATCGGATAGGGCGGCGGTGAGCGCTGATCGAGCCGAAACGCTGGTGTGGACCGGTGGTGCGGGTACTTTAACATTGGATGCAGCAGCGACGCTGGGCGAGAATTGGTTTGTATTGGTGCGCAATTCCGGTACTGGTGCGCTGGCAGTCAACACCAACGGGTCGGATCTACTCAATGGTTCACTCACCGTTACTTTCCAAGCTGGTGATTCCGCGATTATCGTCTCCTCGGGCACAGCGTTCTACACGGTGGGACTGGGCAAGAATTCGCAGTTCAACTTCACACAACTCACCAAAGCGGTAACCAGCGGCACGTACACACTAACGTCCGCCGAGGCCACGAACGTCATCCAGAAGTTCACCGGTACATTGACTGGAAACGTGACGATTATCGTACCACAAACCATTCAGGTTTACTATGTACAAAACGCCACTAATGGCACTGCGTCTAACTTTACAGTCACGATTTCTACTGGGGTGTCCGGCGCTTCTACCGCTTCTATCGCGTCGAATCAGCAAGCCACACTGGTCTGCGATTCCGTTAACATCCTTAACGCCAATACCGTTCTTGCGGGTTCTACCTCTATCGGCTTGATTGATGGCACCGTCGCCAGCCCCGCTCTGTACTACGGCAATGAACCCACCACAGGTATGTATCGCGCAGGTTCGGGACAATGGAACGTGGCAATCCTGGGTGTGCTGCGCCTGACGCTCACCGCCACCGGACTGACCTACGCGGGTACTGGAACATTTACCGGCGGTGTTTCCGGGGGCGTCTTCACATGACCGTGAAAGTCTTTGCGCTCGACACCAAACCCGGCATTCAGCGAGATGGAACAGTGTTCGACATGGACTTCTACACTGATGGCCGGTGGGTCCGATTCCAGCGGGGCCGTCCACGAAAAATTCGCGGGTACAAGCAGATTAGTGCGGACCTTGTGGGTCCGTCACGCGGCATTTGGTTGAATGCGCAGGATAACTTCACCGCCATTTTTAGTGGATATAGTGATGGACTGCAAACAATAGTTATCGATGAAAACGGAATTGGTGCGGGGGCTAGCACATTTACGCTGAACGGGTTTACAGCAAGCGCACTAAATTTGTGGCAATTCGACGGTTTCTACAATCGCGAGGGGGCGGACAACACTATCGTAGCTCACCCGGGACAGAACCTCGTAGCGATCGATAGTACCACTAACACTCCAGTGCTTATAGGCAGCATCACCGGAACCACGTTGAATGCGATCGGTATTTTTACCATCGCTGCTACACTCGCTACCTCCACTACTGTTACCGTGGTCAGCACCGATCTGATTGGCGCGGGGCAGATCGTCACGGGTACCGGCATACCGGCGAACACCACGGTAGTTTCAGTTACAAATGCTACTGTATTTATTATCTCGAACGCCGCTACGATCAGCGGGGCTTCCACTCTGACTATTGATAACGATGTGGACGTTTCCGGTGGCGTTGTGGTGTTGCACCCCTACATTTTCGTGTACGGTAACGACGGACTTATTCGCAACTGTGCTGCTGGGAACCCGGATGACTGGGTGAGCGCCGATGCTAACGAAACGAACGTAGCTACCGGCAAGATCGTGCAGGGTCTTCCAGTGCGTGGTGGTTCGAATGCACCGTCCGGGCTGTTTTGGTCGACCGATTCGCTGGTTCGGGTGTCCTACATCGGGGGCCAAGGAACACCGGCTCAATACTGGCGCTACGACATTATCACTAGTCAAACGTCGATACTTTCCAGCCAGTCGGCTATCGAATACGACGGTATTTACTACTGGTGCGCGGTCGACCGGTTCATGCTCTACAATGGCGTGGCCAAAGAGATCCCGAACAACATGAACCAGAATTACTTTTACGATAATCTTAACTACTCGCAGCGCCAAAAAGTGTGGGCGACTAAAGTGCCGCGATTTGGGGAAATCTGGTGGTTCTACCCACGGGGCGATGCCACCGAATGCACCGATGCAATCATCTACAACGTACGCGAGGCTACTTGGTACGACGCCGGGGAAGCCAATGGTGCTAGGCGTTCGGCGGGTTATTTCTCTCAAGTATTTCAATTCCCGGTTAATGCCGGGTGGGATGTAATCGAAACGGAAATCGTGTTTACAGCGAGCTATGCATTGATATCGGGCAGTAACATTCTTACCAGCGACACCTACAACGGCGATGTGGAGCTTAATCAAGTCGTGACCGGAACTAATATCCCGAGTAACACCGTGGTGACTGGTATCACATCCAGCGGTATCAAGACCCTTGGAGCAATCACTGGGGGCACGCTGTATACAAATGGCACGTACACCAATGTAGCACTCACCGGGGGCACTGGATTTGGGGCCAGGGCTACCATCGTGGTAGCCGGTGCTGTAGTCACTACAGTTACCATCACCACTCTGGGTGCGGCGTACATTATTGGCGATGTTTTAAGTGCTACGGCGGCGACCATTGGCGGTACTGGGAGTGGGTTCTCGGTCCCGATCACTGCGATCTGGACTCAGATCATAACACTGTCGCAAGCGGCCACAGCGACGGTAACGGAGGCGTTGACGTTCAGCACTCCAGAAGATCGAATCAACCTGTGGCAGCACGAATTCGGCACCGACGCTATCATTGGGGATGTTCAAAACGCGATCGAGAGCTACTTCGAGACCAATGATCTGGGGTGGGTATCCGGTGGTCCAACACAATCTGCTGGTGTTGGCGACAACATCGGACTGCACATTGAGCGTTTAGAACCCGACTTTATCATGAGCGGCGAGATGGAGCTGTATGTCTACGGTCGCCCTTTCGCACAATCCGAAGACATCGTCACCGGGCCATACTTTTTCGACCAGACTACTGGGCGAATCGATCTTCGCGAGCAACGCCGCGAGCTTCGCCTACGTTTTCGTAGCAACGTCCAGGGTGGTGATTACCAGCTTGGCCGTCTGCTACTCAATGCCGACACCGGCGATGTCAGGCCTTATTAATGGCTGTCGCACTCGTCTACGATCCTCGCTACCATACATGGGACTCTTGGGCCAGTCTCATGTGCGAACTGTATGCCAATCAGCAGCTCGCGATTCCGGGTGCCGAAGCGGACTGGAAACCATGGGCAGCTGGATTCAAAGGCATCGACTTGCTCGCCAATGAGGCGGTCCCGGACCCGTACGCTTTCGATCTCTGGTACGACTGGGCCGAAGCTGTGGTCAATGCCGTCAACCCCGCAGTAGGCGCATGATATGAGCTTTTGGAAAAACCCTACACAATCATTTTCGCAATTTATAGGAACGGACAGTGGCAGTGCCGGGACGGCAAGCGCTGTATCTGGCGCAACAGCCTCAGTGGGTCAAGCCCTATCCGACTTTGACAAAACCGTCGGCATATCAGCTGTAAGCCGGGAGGCAACTCAGTTTTCCAAAGACATTGGATTAACTGGCGCTGTCAAGGAGGTGTCGGATGTTGTACACGGCATTGGTAAAGCGGCGGAAAAAGACCCGCTTCAGTATGCCGCTATCGTAGCCTGTATTGCGGCGGCTCCCTATACCGGGGGCGCTTCGCTAAAGCTGATTCCATACATTCAAGCCACAGCGAAGGTAACGAGCAAAAGCACGTCTCCTGAGGACATAATTAAAGAGGGTGCGAAAGCCTACGTCATCTCCACAGCTTCTGCGGCGGCTGGTAATTACGTTGCAGGTGATCCGGTAACTGGGGATATAACAGGCGGCTACGTTCCCGCAACTGGTGTAACCGGCGCGACCGGCTCTGTCGCGGTGGGAACTGCGGCGGGCAACATATCGGCAAATATTGTTGCCAATGCCGCTCGGGGTGGTAAAGCGACGGTAGCCGATATCATTGCAGCGGGGGTGTCGGATGCCAGTCTGCAATACCTAGCCGAGGCCTACACCCCAAACTTCGGATCTTTGTCCAAAAAAGAGCAAACCGCCGCCCTTAATGGTGTTAGGCTGGTCTTGGGCGATAAATCTGCTGCGTCCACACTGGTGAACGATGCACTGCGCACTTCTATCGCTGCCGCTTCTAAAGCAGCCCTCGCTGAGGGTTACGACAACCCCTGGCAGAAGCAAGCCGCCGTGGAGGGTAAATTCACCGATTCCAAGACATTCAAAGCTGCAGACAAGCTGGGTATTGATACTAATAATAAATACCAAAATTACCAGACAGTGTCGAATGCGCTTGATCAAGAAGGCTACAGTGCGACGCAAGAGCAGATTAAAGAATATGTAAGCGATCCAAGCAAATCGTACGTGGTAGACGAGATTCGGGCCAAATACGACCCCTTAGCTACAAGGAGTGATGAGGCTGCTGAATTTTTTAAGCAGGAAGAGTACGCCCCATCACCGGAAGAGCTGCAGCAATATGTGGGCAACAGAGCCGAAGCGGAAATGCTAGCGGCGATTCAAACCAAATACGACCCCCTAGCCACAATGGCTGATGAAGCTACCGCGTTCTTCAAAAAAGAAGGGTATGTCCCATCCGAGGAGGAGCTTAAAAATTATATCGGCAATAAAGCCGAAGCGGACGCATCCCGCGATATCTCCGCTTACGCCGACCCTCGCGCAGTGATCGAAGAAGAAGCTCGTGCCCAGTATCTAGTGCAAGGCATTTCGGACCCTACTCGGGAAGAACTCGACAAGTACATTCAGCAGCGTACAGAGACCGAGGTACTGGGGGAACTGGATAAATTCGCGGACCCAATGGGGACCACCGCGCAGGAAGCCCGTTCCTTTGCCGCTAAGTACAATCTCGACCCCGACAGCATTGACAATCTGGCGCAGCTTACCAGCACACGTACGTCGGAGCTTGGCTCCGAAGCATCACTGAGCGAGTACAGAAACGACATCCGTTCCGCAGACCCGGAGTATTACGGTGCACAAGACCGGGCATACAACTATGCACTGAGTAGAGGTCGATCGGAGGAAGAAGCTCGGACCTTTGCTGAAGGCTACGCGAAGACTACGCTGGGACGAGATGTCGAAGTGGGCGCTAAGCCGACCCTGAACCGAGACGTGGACGGAGCGATGTTCGGCGGTCAAGAAGGATCGGAAGACTACTACGCAACACCCGGAACACGACTAGCTACAATGGAAGAGGTGACGGCTGACCAAGCATCCGGTGGTGGGAAGACTTACTACGACCCCAATGTTAACGCGTGGGTGACGGGCATTGCACCAGATATCGGCGACATTGGTTTAAAAAATACTGTTACCACCAAAGAGCTAACTGATTACCAGAGTGGCGATGGCTCTTTCCGCATCCCAAACCCAGATGGCAGCTACCACATGTACAGCTCGCAAGGCGTGTACATGGGCGTCTACACCGGAAACGACGCATTCGTCAATTACGAACCTGAACTGTCGCCGTTCGATGTGAAGCCCGATTTCGATGGGTACCCGATCCAGGACTTCGGCGGCGGCGAAGCCGATAATATGGATAGTTTTAACGACGCGATGAAAAGCGTTATGGAGGAGCGTGGCGGCTTTCCAGTCGGGTGGCAGCAAGTAGGAACCGACCGTGTTTACGTCTACGATGACGGCACCGGCATTGGGATGAACGAGAATGGCGATCCCTACGAGTTGGGTGAAGACGAGATTACCCGCATGGTGGACAACGGGCTGCTCAATACCGCAGCTTCGGGCTACGAATTCGGGTCCGATGCCGATCCTGAATCCGATCCGTGGTACAAAAATGTTCCTTGGTCAAAAATCCCGATTCCTAGAGTCCCAGCTCCTAAGCCCCCCTCTGGCCCCCGCGATCCACGCCCCCGCGATCCAGGCCAGCGTGACCCCACGGTTACTCCCGACCCCCTCAGCGCGTCTTCCCCAACCTCCGCTCTTCAAACGGCGGGAAGCGAAAAGACGCAGGGTTCGACCCTTGGTAAAATGCCTGGAAGTTGGGTGGGTGGTCTGGGGCGTCCGTCCGAATTTATTGACCCACTGGAAGCTACCGGATACGACATCACTGGACAAGAGGATTCCGAAGATATGTACTCTACATCACCGCTTGCCGCAGCCGCACCACGCCGCGAGGAAGAAACGTCCTTGCAGCCCGAGGTAAACTACTACTCGTATGGGTACGAACCGAGTTTTAGCTCGATCATTCAACCGTACAAGAACCCGGGTACTATGTACGCCAAGGGCGGCGAAGTCATGGACTCGCCCTTAATAGCTGCACGGGGTGGTGATGTACCGCACAAAGGGTCCCACTACGTGCAAGGCGCGGGGGGTGGACAAGATGACCTCATTGATGCTAAACTCGCAGATGGTGAATATGTGTTTGATGCCGAGATCGTAGCGGCACTGGGCGACGGGTCTAACAAGCGTGGGGCCGAGATTCTGGATAAATGGCGGCAGAAAATTCGAAAGCACAAGCGATCGGCGTCAGTCGACGGAATCCCGCCCAAGGCTAAATCGCCTTTGGAATATATGAAAGGTATCGCATAATGGCTGATCTGTTCCAAGGCAGTGCGCTGCCGAATATTACCACCACCAAGACGGACGTGACCAGCGGACCGTCGTGGTACAACTCATACCTTGCCGATTTAGCGCAGACTGGAACGCAAGCGCTGCAGCGTACACCAGAGCAAGCAGTGGCGGGGTTTTCGCCTTTGCAAACAGCTGCTATCGAGGCGACTCCCGGTGCTGCAACGGCGTACCAACCCTATATGCAAGGCGCTCAGACGGCATTGGGAAAAACTGCCGGTTTGTCGGCTGTTGGTGCGGCGAATCCTTACGTCACGCAGGCGGCGCAAACCGCGCCCAGTGCGGTGGGACAGTATATGGACCCTTATCAGTCACAGGTAGTGGACGAGATCGGGCGGCTGGGGCAGCTCAACATCCGTCAGAATCTGCGCCCAATGGCCAATGCACGGTCCGTGTCCGCTGGCGACTTCGGCTCCAAGCGTAACGAGGAGATCATGGGGCAGACGCTCCAAGGTGCACTGAGCGACATCACCGGGGCGCAGTCAAGAGCTTTGAGCAGTGGTTACGCCTCGGCGTTGGCTGCAGCACAAGCCGACAAGTCGCGGCAATTGCAAGCCGGTCAAGTGATGGGTACACTCACCGGAACCGATCTAACGAACGCGTTGCAAGAGGCGACGACCTCCGGGGCTTTGGGCACTACGGCGCAGGCGTTGGGTCTAAAAGGAACTGAAGCTACATTCGAAGCTGGTGGACAGGAGCAGAAGCTGGCACAGGCGCGGCTTAACGCACCACTAACGCAAGCTACAAATGCCGCGAACGTGTTTTCGAACCTCAAAGTTCCAACTACTGTGTCGCAGACCGCCAATGCCCCCGTACCCGGTGCGTACGCCAACTCGCCGTTGTCGCAGATCGCGGGTCTTGGCACGCTGTTCTCCTCCGGTGCCGGTGGTTCTCCAAGTGCGGTGAATAACGTGCTCAAAACAGTGTTGGGTGAGAAGACTTACGCTGATGTTGCATCTAAAGGTATCCTGGGCGCTATCACTGGCTCAGCTAGCACCAAAGATGTACCCGGTGTGTCAACTCCCACATACGAAGACAAGTCTAAAAATCCGAGTAGCCCAATGTTCGGATACCAGATGCACGAAGACGGGACGTACACCGATCCCGCCACTGGCGCAATTTATGACCGTAACGGGGTCAAGATCTACGAACCCGCGAATGTTAACGAAGGCAGTGATCCCGGGGTTAGTCAAGAAGAGAGAAACCGAATTGAGAGGGAAAGAGAAGAACAACAGCGGTTGGCTGACATCGAGTATGAAAGGGCCGAGCGCCAGCGGGAGATTGATAACGAGTATGAAGCCGAACGAATTCGGCGAATTCTCGAAGGCGAAGACCAAAGTGTGAACGAATACGGGGAATAAAATGGCCGAAGAAACTGCTGCTGCAGACACCTACAGTCCACTGCTTGCCAAGATGCTCCGGATAGATCCGGAGAAAGTCGCTAACGTGTCGCTCTCGGCACTTGGTCGACAAGCGATGGGGTCCGATTCGAAGGAATACCGGGTGGCGAAGACCGAAGTGGATAACGCTCGCCAAGCAATGGTCGACGCGTTGACCAACCGACGCTCCGGTCCCGACCCCTCAATGTTGGCGCTGGCTCAAGGCTTCCTGGCCCCAACCCGTACCGGCTCTTTCGGTGAATCACTGGGCACTGCTACCGGGGCGTATAGTAAAGTGCAGCTGGACGAGGAATCGCGGCTGCGGGATGTCGCTAAAATGCGTTACGAGCTGGCTCGTTCCGGATTGACGGACGAAGAATCCGCAGCCAAGATGGGTCTCAATGTGGTGTCGAAGCTCACCCCGCAGCTAACCGCGTACCAAAAGCAGGTGCAGTCGGAGGGCATTGACCCGCGTGGCGTTGAAGGGATCGCTCGAATTAAAGACCTGACGGCGATAGACAAAGCCACACCCGAGATGAAGACATTCGCGGCTCGCTCCGGGATATCACTCACCGATCCGAACTTTGCTGCTAGATTTGAATCCTTCGAGAAGAACAAACCGCTGAACGACATTGCGGCTCGCTTGAATCTGGATCTTACCAAACCGATCGATCTCGAAAAAGCGCAGTCGGTGTTGCAATCCGAGGTGTTTAAGAGAGAATCACCCGATGTGGCCAAAGCGTTGGATTCGTTCGGTGGCAGTCCGCTCAATCCTAAAGACGTGGCCCGAGCGCAAGCGATCGTGTCCAAGAACATTCGGTTGGAGCAGGAGGGTAAAGAGACCACCATCGAGCAGGGCCGCACACAAACCAAACGGCTCCGGCAGGAAATCGACGAGCACGTGCGCAATCAAGACTCGCAAGCCGTGGCGGCGAGAGCTGTCGAAGTGGGCATACCACTAGCTACTACCGATCGCTACGCGGGGTTGAACAAGATCGAAGCGGCAGCAAAGCGGAAAGCGGACCAATCGTCAGCCGAAAAGTACATTCAGGAAAAGGTAACGCCATTTGTGGGCGGGCTGGAAGACGATATTACGAATTTAAAACGTGCGTTGTCGCTCAACTCCGAGATCAGTACTGGTGTTACCTACGGCATACCCGGTGTTGGCGGCGTGGCAAAAGTGCTTTCGGGCGATCGCGCCAAGATTAACGAGTTCGACTCACTGGCCGCACTATCGGCCAAGCAGAACCGCATCCCGGGCGACTCCAACGTGTCGAACCTTGATGTTAAGATGATGCAACTGGGAACGTTCAGCAGCGACAAAGAGCCGGTTACGAACAAGACCATCATCCAATACCAACTTGCTCAACGCGAGCGCGACCGCGATTTCAACTCGTACATCAGCAACTACGCGGCGATCAACGGCCACATAGGGCCAGAAGCGCAAGCGCAATGGCGCAAATACCTGGATGCTAACCCGATCACAACGCGAGATGCAAAAGGTAGAGTGATTCTAAACCCCAATCGAACTACCTACACGCAGTATTTCACGATGCCTCGGGTACGAGTAGGTGCTGACGGGCAGGAGAGACCATAATGGCTAAAGAACGAATCATTAACGGCGTCATTTACGAATTCCCGGATTCTATGAATGAGGCGCAGATTCGCAAGTTCGAAATGAGCAAGACCGGCGGCAGTCCACCCACCCCCGCACCCGGTTCACCCAGACCCGCCTCGACCGGACCCCGCCCCGCCCCACTACTCGACGGATTCGGCGGTGCCGCTCTGCAGGGCTTGACCATGGGGTTCTCGGATGAGGCTATCGCCCGGATGCGGTCGCTAGGCGGTAAGGGGACATACGAGGACTACGTGAAAGCGGAACGGGAGGGTCAACGCAAATATTCGGAGGACAGCCCTATAGCTTCCACCACTGCCGAGATGCTGGGTGGGGTGGCTCCCGCGCTTCTCACGGGTGGTGCTGGCGCGATTCCGGCTGTCGCCCGGACTGTGGGTCCAAAGGTCGCCGGGTATCTGGCTGGCAAAGCCCCGTCGGTGGCCCGAATGATGGGTTACGGCGCGGCGTCGGGAGCCACCAGCGCAGTGGGTACAAGCGAAAAGCCACTGGAAGAGCTTCCAATGGAAGCGCTCAAAGGTGGGGCGTCCGGGGCTGCACTCACCGGGACCGTAGGTGCTCTGGGTAAATACGTCGCAGTGCCAGCGTTTAGCAAG